GGAAAGTTCGGGGTAGTCTATTACCATGCTTCGCAGCATTTCCCTTTGCCTATCCCATCCGATTTTAGCCTGGTCTTTATTCATAGCCAACCAATACACCTCCGCGTCTCCCTCTTCAAACGTATAGCCAAAATTCAAGGGGGTGGGGTAAATAAACGCAGCATGAAAATTGAAAAAGTAAAAATATCGACCGTTAAGTTAAACCCGGCCAATCCGCGCACCATACAAGACGCAAAATTTGCCCAGTTGGTGGCATCGGTTCGCAAGTTTCCCAAGATGCTCGAACTGCGCCCCATTGTCGTAAATGATCGCATGGAAGCCCTCGGCGGCAATATGCGTCTAAGGGCATGTATAGAGGCCGGGATGGACGAAGTTTGGATCATTAGAGCAAGTGATTTGACAGACGATGAACAGCGCGAGTTTATCATAAAGGATAACGTCGGTTTTGGCGAATGGAACTGGGAGCAGTTGGCGAACGAGTGGGATGCGGGGGAGTTATCTGAATGGGGTTTGGATTTGCCTGGTGATTTTAGCGGCGGACTGGGCGACGATAGCGAAGCACAAGAAGATGGTTATGAAATGCCGGATGAGATAAATACAGACATTGCTTTGGGCGACCTGTTTGAGATCGGCGAACATCGGCTGCTTTGCGGGGATTCGACGGATAGAGTGAGCGTGGAACGTTTAATGGGTGGGCGGAAGGCAGATATGGTGCTTACCGACCCTCCTTACAATGTAAACTATGAGGGCGGTAGTGGATTGAAAATAATGAACGACAAGATGAATGATTCTGCGTTTTTTCAATTCTTGTTATTGTTTTACGCATCCTTTTCAAGTATAACAAAAGAGGGCGGCGCGTGGTATGTTTGGCATTCCGATACCGAAGGGGCTAACTTTAGAAGGGCTTTTATAGAGAGTGGGCTATTATTAAAGCAGTGCCTGGTATGGGTAAAGAACTCATTGGTCATGGGCAGGCAAGACTACCACTGGAAGCATGAGCCGTGTCTTTATGGGTGGAAACCTGGCGCTGCCCACTATTTTATAGACGACAGAACCAACACAACGGTAATAGAAGATAAGGTCGATTTGAAAAAACTGAAGAAAGACGAATTGGTGGACATGTTAGAGCGGGTGCTTGGTGATAAGGTAAATACAAGTGTGCTGTATCACGACAAGCCATTAAAAAACAATGAGCATCCAACTATGAAGCCAATACTCCTACTGGCTCCGCTAATTAAAAATAGTAGCATTCCGGGGTGGATTGTGTCTGATGCTTTTTTGGGCTCCGGCTCAACGATGGTCGCAGCCCACCAATTAAACCGGCGCTGCTTTGGCATGGAACTTGACCCAAAATACTGCCAGGTCATCATCGACAGAATGCTAAAACTCGACCCAGCACTCGAAATAAAGAAAAACGGCGAGGCGTATAAAACAACACAACAGCCATGACAGCAAGCAAAGCGGGCCGCCCGCGCATACCTGACGAAATTAAAAAGAACAAAGGCACCCTCCGGCCCGGAAGGGTTAAGAATAATGCCGACCATATCCCTATCAAAGAACTGCCAGCGCCGCCCGAATTTCTGGGCGCATCCGGCATTCAGGAGTGGAACAGTAAAATACAACACTTGTCTGACATTGGAATACTGGCCGCTGCCGATTTGGGTGCGTTGTCCGCGCTCTGTAAGGAATGGCAAAACTATATGGATGCGGAACAGTCATGTGACAAAAACGCCCGGTTTTACGCGGTAAAAGACGAAAGTGGAAAGGTAAAATATTGGGGCATTCACCCGGCGCATACCATCGCACAACAGCATCTAAAGGCATACATAACCCTCTGTAATGAGTTTGGAATGACACCCGCAAGCAGGTCAAATGTGCAGATAAGTAAGGGCGCGGCGTTGACGGGGGTTGCAAAACAGGCGTCGATTTTGGATTTTGTAAAGGGAGGGAGTAAAAAAGTAATATGACCGAATCCGCGAAAACCTACATAAACGGCGTTCGCTCCGGCGAAATCCTATCCTGTAATTGGATAAAATTAGCCATAGACAGGCATTTTGCAGACCTCGAAAAAGATTGGAAGTTTTATTTTGACGAAGATGAGGCAGAAAATATTTTGCGGATTTTTTCAATGTTCCGCTACTCGAAAGGCGTAAAGACTGGACAACCCTTTGAAATTATGCCGTGGTTTGCGGCGCTGGTTTATTTGGCGTACGGGTGGAGACGAAACGGCGGGGGTAGAAGGTTCAGGAAAGTATATTGCAAGGTACCCAGGGGCAACGCCAAAACGGCGAACCTTGTAAATGTGGCGACTATTGGCTTTTTGTTTGAAGAGGGAGACGCGGAGGTGTATTGGTTGGCTATGAATAAAGACCAGGCTAAAATCGGATGGGATAGGCAAAGGGAAATGCTGCGAAGCATGGTAATAGACTACCCCGAACTTTCCAGCATCTTGGATATTCCAGAGGGAAAAACCTCGTCCCGGATTTCGCTAAAAAAGGGGTTGTCATGGGTTGGGTATATCGGGCAGGATTCAAAAGGTAAAGACGGTTTGAACCCCTCGTATATTATCTGCGATGAATACCACGAATGGCCGAACGATGACTTGATGAACAAAATGGAATCGGGCATGGTAAAAACACCCGACCCTTTGACGTGGATCATTACAACCGGCGGCTACCTACCAAACGGCCCAAACAGCCAATTTTTGAGAGGGTGTAAAAATATGCTTTCGGGCATAGTTGACAATGACGAACTACTCCCTTTTATTTTCGAGATGGACGAAGGGGACGCCTGGGAGGATACGAAAGTTTGGGAAAAAGTAAATCCAGGAATTGGCTATTGTTTGTCGGTTGACACCCTGATGACTGAGTATAATAAGATCGGCACCCAGGGCATAACAAAAGAAGTGGATTTTCGGGTTAAAAACCTAAACGAGGAATTTGCTTCACAGGATGGATGGGTAACGGATGCGGAATGGATGCAATGCGCCGGGGCGATAGACTGGGAAGATTTGAAATTGCGCGAATGCTGGGGCGGGCTTGACTTAGCGAACACAAAGGATTTTAATTCTTTTGTACTTTACTTCCCACCTGCCAGAGATGGTCAAAAATATGTGATTATTCCCTACTTTTGGATACCTGAAGCGGCGCTCGAAACAACTAAAAAAAACAGGCCGTACTTATCACAATGGGCCGATGAAGGGTACTTGAAAGCCACAAGCGGGAACGTAACGGACTATAATGTGATTTTTGAAGATATAATGAAGGTTGTTACCCCGCTTCGCCTTCGCGCAATTGCTTATGATAGTAAATATTCGGCATGGTTAACACCCCGATTGATTGAAGCGGGCATAACCATGGAGATTTACCAGCAGTCATGGGGCGAATTAGGGCCGCCCGCGCAACACTTTGAAAGAACGGTATGGGGTGCAAATCCAGAATATGCGGAAAAAATGGCGGCGGAAGGGAATAAAGTAGAGGTTGTTTTGCACGACGGAAACCCGGTAGCGCGGTGGATGATGTCAAACATTGTAATGCAGTACGATAGAAACCAAAACCACCTACCAAGCAAGGGCGCAAGCGCTGATAAAATCGACTTTATTGCCGCCACACTCAACGCCATAGGGCAATGGTTGACAGACAGGCAGGAGCCGGTGATTTCTTCGTACTTGCTGGAGGATGATTCTCAACTTTTAAGATTGTAAAAAATGAGTTTCAATAAAAGAATTGCAGACCCTATGCAGATCATCAAGTCTTTCGGGCTTGAGGTTTCAGGGGGCTGGATAAAATACGACCCTGATCTTTGGGTCGGCGATTACAGCATCATAAGACAAATGAAGCACGACGGAACGGGGATTTTTACAAGGGAGTTATACGGCGAAGTGCTTTCACCTATTCTTAACCGGGTTTCTTACGGAAAGAACGAAGTCAAAGACCCAGAATCAATCAGGTCTATCAAATACACAATAGGCCCGATGCGCATAGTAACTGTTTTTGGTAGGATTGAAATAAACGGCCTGTCCATGCTTGGCGAAAAGCAAAGGATTCGGATGGCCGTAAAATGCGAATACGAATTTAAATAAAACTTATGCCAATACGACCATCTAAATTTTTCCCCGAATCCACCCTTGCCCACGAACTTCTCGACGGTCTTGTAGGCGTTGAAATCGGCGGCGCGGCTCACAACGCCTTCGGCCTCGACACGATCAACGTTGACCGGATAAGCCACACAGACCCCGCATTTAAACCCTACGCCGATGAACAAATCCGGCTATGCGGCGAAGTAATGCCGGTGGATGTTGTTGCGCCCGGCGACAAACTGCCCTTTCCTGACAAGTCCTATGATTTTGTTATTTCCTCGCATGTGATCGAGCATTTTTACGATCCGATCAGCGCGATAAGGGAGTGGATGCGGGTAGCGCGGCGGTACGTGTACATTATTTGCCCGCAACGCGATGCGCTGGAAAGTGACCGAGAGAAGCCGTTGACTGATTTAACGGAGCACGTTTCCAGATTCATGCCGCTTGCATCATGGAGCGGCGACCTGTCGGACGCAAGCGCTATTTTGGGCGGCGAGG